TATATATTGTGGACTATCCATTTGCATATAAACTACAAGTACATATTCAAACACGTTCTTTTATCCAATCTAGCAGTTCGTATTCTGTGCCATACTTTTCTATCCAGGTCTGCTTCCCTGAATGAAAACCATCGTTGCCTTGGTGATGCTCGTGACATAATGGTAAACAATTATCCCAACTGTTACGTTGACCTTTACCTAATCCTTCTCGGATATGGTGTATGCAAGGTGGAGTGTTAGCATCATAATACTTTCGACAGACTACGCAACCAAACTCGACCAACTTCTCGATCCACTCACGTTCCTTTTGTTTCAACCTGTATTCCTAAAGACCTAGACCAATTAATAATCTTATCTATGTAATCATTAAACTCTGATTTAGTTAATGTGGCAGTAGATAATAATTTACCATCATCGGTTTTGAGGTCGAATTTTAGTCGTAAAATGTCGTGAAGCTCCTCAATAGTATACCCAGTAGTATCAGACAATCCTTTATAAATTACACCCCATAATAAACTATTCTGATCGTGGCTTCTTGCACTTTCTTTATCCATGATAATCATGTCATATACACCTTCATCTAAAGATGTCACCATCGCTAATGTAACTTCAACATAATTACCACCGCTAGTCACGTGCAGTGTTTTCTTTAATTTCATGATCTCTCCATCCTTTTGATTTAAACGTACGACCTTCTTTATCTGTTGCACGAAATTCCATGTCAGGGAATACTTCACGCATCTTCTTTAAAAATTCATTAACTGTCATTTTCCTATCCCCATTGCTAATAATAAAATTATAAATAAAACTCCAAATGCAATATCTACAATAATACTATCCATCTTTACTCTCCTCAAAAGTTATCTTGTTATCAGGATACATTCTATAAAACTTGTTTTTTATATCATGTACCATTTCTACTCTGATACTTCCATCACCCTCTTTAAAGAATTGAACAGTGAACCATTCCCCATCAATCGCCATTCTTCTTGTTATCATTCTTACATATCCCATGTGCTGACAATGTTCTTCCACACCACCATTTTTTATTGTCATATGTGTTTGCAGGTTGTTTACATTTGTGGCACACCTGCCCTATTACTTTAATAGCCATCTATCTACTACTTCCAATATAATTACCATTAATATACAAGCCAATCCTATAGCGTAGCAGATACCGCAAGGTTCGTTAGTCTTCATCGTGTAATGGATCTTCTATCCACTCATCTGGCATAATAGGTGGAGACTTTTTTCTGTCTAACTCATCTGCCAAATCTACTGCATACCAAGCTATCTTACGAAGCTCTTGCGACCATTCATCTTTGTTCCCTAATCGTTCAGCATATTTAATTAGGTTACCTTTAATGTAATACTTATAGTTATCACCGAGTTTAGCTTTGATGACATCTATGGTTTCTATCCCACCCACCTTGTAGTGGTCAGGGTTTATCATATCTTTCATAATTGCTCCTCTATAATTATCATACCTTTTTCAACTTCACAAAATATACCTTTTACTTTCAAATACACAGTACCATCATCACCAATTCTGTGTAACAGTTTATTTTTGTAACACATTAACTCTTTTGACTCCATTGGTCTAGAAGTATAATAATATAATCCTATACCAATTACTATCAAAATCATAACAAATCCTAACACATAACTCAGTATTTTACTTAGCATAAACTAATTCTCCATTGTTATTGTTATATTTCAGCAAGCGTATAATTATAAATGTAATACAAGTATTACAAATCTTAATGAAAGGGGACATAATTATGTGGACAAAACCAGCAGCTACTGAAATGCGTTTCGGCTTCGAAGTTACAATGTACGTTTGTAACAAGTAATGTTTAACGGGGAGCATTAAACGCTCCCCATTAATCGTTCATATTTACCAGTATTATTTCTAATCCAATAAAAGTCTAACTCCACCCTCACAAGACCTTCTTGATATTTTTGACGACCTGCATTAGCAATACGAGCAGATTTAGGAAGCCATTTCATATTGTCTTTAGAAATAAATCTAATAACTTTAGAACGGGATGTCATCAAACTCTTCACCTTCTTTAACTGGAGCTGATCGTTCTTCTTCAACCTTAGTAATTGATCCAGATAAATATTTCATTCCAGATTTAGCTTCAGTCTTCCAAAGTGATACTCTAAACTTAATACCAGCTACATCTAAGTTGCCTGTAAAGTCAGGTCCTTTTTCGTTAGTTTTTTCTTTAACAGGAAATACTGCAAGCCTGTTTAAATCATTATATTCTGCCATTTAATTCTCCTTAAAATGCGACCTTATCTTTGCTTGGTCGGTTATAGTTATAAATCTTACTAATAACATCTTTGTACATCTCAACTGTTGGGCAATCAACCAATCTAGAAGATTGATATTGTAACTTCTTGAGAAACTCTTTGTGATTATACTTTGGATTTTCAAATAACTCCAACATGGTGTAGATAAAGTTTCTGCGTCTATAACCACGCTCATTAACGCTAACATATTTATAAAACTCACCAACCTGTTCTATTTGTTCTGCGTATCTATATGCTTTCTTAACGTCTTTAACTTTAAATAAACCATCTCTAAATGCAACATTATCTGTTGATCCAGACATTCTAGTTCTGTTGCGAAGGATTGCATTGGTCTCGTTATAACCAAATTGGAATCTTTCCAAAAACTCTTTAAAGATAATATAATCTTCCATACCTTGCTTACAGTAACCATCTAGGTAATCAGGTGCTTTCCAATCTTTTGAATTGGTGTTTAATCGATGAACCTGATTTAAACCTAACCCTCTTATTTGAATGTATGTTACTTCTTTGCCAAGTTCTTTGACGGCATTGAAACGATGTTGCCCATCAATGATTTGATATTTTTCGTTCACTACAATAGGAACTCTAATATATTCTTGGCTAATTGAGTCTTTTAGTCTTTTCAAATGTAGCTTATTAAGACTTCTGTTTCCATTTACTTCTTTAAACATATCGTAATCATTGGTCGTAAAGACTTGATTGATTGTTTTCTTTTTCATTACTACTCTCCTATTTTAAATGTTGGTTTTTTATTCCAACGAGGTGGTTCTTCATCTTTATTTACAAACTCAAGAAAATCTAAAGCATGAGGTAAATACCACGCTAGAAATTTCTTGCTAAATGGTACAGTCTCTAACTTTGTTTCTTCTGGAGTCCATATATAAAAATATGCCATATCTTTATTCGTTACCCAAAGTTGCATTTGCACCTGGTAATAGTAACGATCAGGAATGGTCGGATATACTTCTTGAGAAAAAGGACATTTAATCTCAACAGGTAATCCATTATAAAAAGCATCCGGAGATGCACCAAATGGTAATTCACTGTGAACCATGAACTTATTGCCTGGAACAAGAATATCATCTAACTCTTTTTCCAATGCAGATAACGCTATGTGTTCATGATACTTACCATATTCTGTGGCTTCGTTACCTTCAAATGGAGGTTCACGAAACGTCATTTGTCTAAATAATTTCTTACGATCATGGATCACAGCATAGGCATTGCTAGCTGTAATCACATTATGTCGTCTGTTATCACTTAGATGATTGTCTGAGCTCATTAGCATATTCTCTTAATTGTTCTTGTATATCTTCAGGCAAGCCAAAGAAGTAAGTTTTTAGTTGACCATCATCATGAGCTTTTTGCATTTCTTTCTTAGCTTGATCTAATGTTATTTCTTTTTTATTAGAATCACGATTGTCTTGTGTATCTGGATCTTTGGTATCGTCAAGCAAGAATAAACCGGCAAGAGCATACTTACGAGCATAAGAACTAGAAGCTCCAAATGATTGTGCTACATCCATACCCTTGCGATTGATACTAATGCCTGCTTGAGCAGATACAGAACAAGATGTGCCATCGCCTGACAATGTAGCAGTTGCCTGAACATAAGGTATGCCACCAACTTCTTTTACTTCATCTGATAATGTCAAAGTGCAGTTACCTAGCAATGGCTTCACTGCCTCTAATATATCTTCACAACTTCGGTACTTATATTTCCCGAAGCTGTTGTATTGATTCTTTGGTGCTTTTAATTCTTGCTGAATTTTTACTAATTCTTTCATACTAAAACTCCTATGATAAATCCACCAATGAAACAACATACACCAAAAAATGCCATTTGTAATCTAGATACAATTCTATGTCTACGAACTAATGGTGGATCAATCCAATCAATGATTGGTGTAGTGAATATTGTTTTGTTATTTTCCATTTTGTTTCTCCTGTTCTTCTAATTGTTTTTGAGCCCATGCAGCATCTCTAGCATCCATACGATTAATTAAATCGCTAAGATCATTCTTTGATGAATTAATGGTCCACATAATTTGTTCAAACTGTTCTTTAGAATAACTCATTATCTTACCTCCTCAATAGCTTGTTCTTCAAAATATTCTATGTCTTCTGGATCAAGTCTAGATAATATATCTTGACCATCATCAAAATCATAATGGTCATGAAGTATAACTGATTTGATTGTAACTTCATAGCCAGTTGGGCTATCACCTGTTGCATAAATATCACGTTGAATCTTAACATCAGCTTCTACATCTACATATTGCTCAATGTCTCCACGATATTTATCGCATTTAAAAACTGTTGATTCGAATGTAATTGTCATCTCAATCTCCTTAAAATTAAAAACTACACTTGCATTGTTACAAATTTTTGATATGATGTCAACATGTTTTATAAAAATATTTATATATGACATATTAAGACTAATTAAGACAACATAGGAGATATTATGAAATTTAAAGAAGCATTAGAGTTATTCGATAATAATAAATGTAAGATGGCAAGAGAACTCCAGGTCAGTCGCATGACGATACACAACTGGGGGACTAACCCTGAAAAGGAATTGCCATTAACAAGACAATTACAAGTAAAGCATGTCCTTGAAAATAAGAACATTTAAGTATGTAGTTCTTGATGGATTTGGCGATCCATTAAAAAACTTTTGTTTAAAGGAGAGTGCAGTTGAGTTTATCCACAATAAACCTGATTGCAAAATTATGGAGATTGATTTTTATGAGAAACATAAACACGAGGAGGCGTTATTTTGAAAATTAAAAATTGGGAGAAGTTTCAACATTACAAACCAAAAAGTCCAAAGCATCAATCTAAGATGCCATGGTTTAAATTATATGGTGGAGATTTGTTAAATGACATGGATTATTCTGAGCTCAGTGATACAGAAAAATCTATTTTAATAGAACTTTGGTGTTTAGCTAGTCAATACGATGGAAAGTTACCTGATATTAAAAAAATAGCTTTTAGACTTCGTAGAGATGAACAACAAGTACTTGATTCTATTAACAAACTAGAGCATTGGATAGATTTGTCTAGAGATAGTCTAGACAGTGTATATACAGAGGCTATACCAGATAAGATAAGAGGAGATAAGATAAGAGAAGATAAGATAAGAAGAGAGGAGAGTGAAATAAATGCACTCAATACTATCCCATTTTAATAAAGTTCGTGCTACTTCTAAATCTGGATCATACAACTGTTTATGTCCGGCACATGATGATAGCTCAGCTTCATTATCGATAAAGATCTGTGAGGATGGTCGTGTGTTAATACATTGTTTTGCAGGATGTGATATTCAAAACATTCTAGGTGCAGTTGGTTTAAGTTTAGATGACATTGTTCCACAAAGAATAGATTTGCTAAAACCCATAGGAAAAGCATATAATCCATTTGCTATATTGAAGAACATGAAAGATGAAGCATTGTTTGTTTATATGTGTGCAACACACATTGAGCAAGGAGAGAAGTTGGAAACATCTGACAAAGAAAAATTGTTGGATACTATTACAAAATTAAAGGAGGCATATGAGTACGCTAGCAGATAAAGTAAAAAGTATGGTTGTTAATCAGAATGAGATTAAATCTTATTTTGCGGAACGATCAGAAGAAATCACCAAGATTAAATCACCAACAGCATACATTGATGAGATCAAAGAATATTTTACAGGAGACTTCCATAAAGGATTATTATTACCATGGGCAAAAACTCATGATAATTTTAGAGTACGTCCTGCAGAAACGATTATTTGGGCAGGTTATTCTGGTGCAGGAAAATCAATGTTTACATCTGAGGTTGTATTAGGATTATTAAAGACAGAGAAAGTTATGGTTGCCTCATTCGAGCTTAGACCAGTATCTACTTTGCAGCGTATGATAAGGCAAACTCTTGGTGGCAATAGTCCTACTCCAGAATATATCCATAGTTGGGTAGATAAAGCAGATGGTAAGTTATTCTTATACGATCAGCAAGGTGTCGTTACACCTGAGACTATTATGGAAGTTATTTATTACAGTGCAGAGAAACTTAAATGCTCTCAAGTCGTTTTAGATAGCTTAATGAAGTGTGGAGTTGGTGAAGATAATTATCAACAACAAAAAGAGTTCATAGATAAACTTTGCATTGCAGCTCGTGATCTTAAAATAACAATTCATTTGGTAGCACATGCTCGTAAAAGATCAGATGATATTATGAAGCCACCAAGCAAGCATGATGTATCTGGATCAGCTAACATAACCAACTTAGTGGATAACGTATTTATTGTTTACCGAACAGATAAAGATGCTAAGCTAGAATCAGGCAAGATTACAGAAGAAGAATACCAGGCATTACCTACCACTATGGTCTATTGTGTTAAGCAGAGGCATTATGAATGGGAAGGACATTGGGCATTTTGGTTTGATAGTGAAAGTCTACGATTTAGTGAGGTAAATAGGTTAGATCGTAGGGTAGATAATTTTGTATAAAAATATTAAAATAATGCTTTATCTTAAAATGGGTTTCGTGTATAATTATACTTGTGGGTAGAGTCTTGCCCAAAGAAACGTACTAAATTGTTTCTCACCTCCTTAAACCCCTCACTCTCCGAGGGGTTTTTTATTTACAGGAATGAATCATGCCACTTAAAAAAGGTAAATCACAAAAGGTTATTAGTAGCAATATAAGAACTGAGATGAAAGCCGGTAGACCACAAAAGCAAGCTATCGCTATTGCATTAAGTAAAGCAGGCAAATCTAAATCAAAAAGGAAATAATTATGCCAATGGTTGGAAATAAAAAATACGCTTACACAGCTAAAGGAATGAAAGCAGCTAAAGAAGCTGCAAAGAAAAATGGTAAAAAGATGACAACTAAATCATCTTATGGGAAAAAGAAATAATGGCTAAGCCTGGATTGTATGCCAATATCCATGCAAAGCGTAAACGTATAGCTGCTGGATCAGGTGAAAAGATGAGAAAGCCTGGAACTGCTGGAGCTCCTACAGCTAAGCAATTTAAACAGGCTGCAAAAACAGCTAAGAAAAGGAAATAGAAATGTTTGAAGAATTATTTAAACAGTTTCCAGGTTTACAAAACTTGTATGAAAATGCAGTTGCAAATGGATATACTGGAGACCCACAACAATTATTAAAAGAATATGGTCAAGACTTTCAACAGAACATCGGTGGTCTTGGATCTGTTCTCGGTATAACTCCACAAGCAATGACACAGGCAGCTATGCCACAACAAGCTATGCCAATGCCTCAAGCTATGCCACAACAAATGATGCCACAAACAACAATGCCAATGGCACAAAGTCTTATGACGCCATCAACACCTATTGTTGATCCAACTATGGCAGCTTACCAAAGAAGTTTATTATCAGGAACAACACAACCACAAAATCCTTATGGTATGGGTTTAGCTACATCACCATATTATGGTTATCCTCGCAACCCTTATGCAGGTTTATTATATTAATGGCTGTTAAAAAAAAACAAGTTAATCTTTCAGTAGGTAGAGGTGAAAAATTACCTGTAAGTAAAGGCGGTGGATTAACAGCAAAAGGTAGAGCAAAATATAACAGAGAAACTGGTAGCAATTTAAAAGCACCAGTAACTGGCAAAGTTAAGCCAGGCAGTAAAGATGCAAATAGACGTAAATCATTTTGTGCTAGATCAGAAGGATGGACTGGTGAACGAGGTAAAGCAGCACGAGCTAGATGGAAGTGCTAAGCCCATGTATTAAGAAATGTTCATTCTTACCTTTACATGATGGATCGTTTATTTGTGAAGGATGCAGAAGAACATTAGATGAAATCACTAACTGGTCTAAATACACAGACCAAAAACGACAAGAAATTATGAAAAGGCTAGAAAATGTTACTTAATTATTCAGCATCGAGAATAACACCTAACATTGTAGCTGCTCCTACGTCTAATTTAGATATTAATTCAATATTAGGACTAACATCAAGCAAATATACTGGATTACAATCTGTAGGTGATACAGGTTACTACTATGGTGATAACAAAATGTATGAGCCATACACACCTAGTCCTGTTCAATATGGTCGTATGGTTATGGGACAGTTTAGTCCAGTAACAGGACCATTTGGCACGCCATATCAACCTTCATATAGCCCTCTCTTTGGTTATGGTGGAGGACTATCCGCAAGAGGTGGGGCAGTAGCAGGAACAATTACTCGTGGCAATCAATCATTTAGACCATTAGATGTAGATGTTACAGGGTTTACTAAAACAAAACCAGAAGGTAGTGATATTTATGAATATGCACCATCAATGGCTTATGTATATTCTAAATCACAACCGCAAGTAATAGCACAACCAAACACAATGTTTAATTATGCTAGTGGATTTACACCAGCAACTAATAATGTTTATCAACAAGCAACAGGACCAATGTTATCATCTCCAATGGCAACTGGATCTGGTGCAGGTAGGTTTTTAAACACAGGTAATTTACTAGGATTTAATTTTACTCCAGCACAAACAACAACAACTACAACTAGCAACGCATAGCATGTTATAATAGTTTCATGTTAAGAATATTTGTAGGATATGATCCAAAAGAAGCAGTAGCGTATCACACGTTCTGCCAGAGTGTATTAGAGAAAGCAACCATTCCGGTGAGCTTTACTCCATTATCACTCAATACATTACAAGGCTATACAGAAACCCATACAGATGGATCTAACGCATTTATCTATTCTAGGTTTCTAGTACCTTATCTATGTGACTATAAAGACTATGCCATCTTTGTTGATGGTGATATGTTATGTAGAGCAGATATAAAAGAACTGATGGATGCTATTGATCCATTGGCTGCATTGTCAGTGGTTAAACACGATTATAAGACAAAATACCCGACTAAATACCTCGGGAATAAGAACGAAGACTATCCTAGAAAGAACTGGTCGAGTGTCATAGTATGGAACTGTGACCACTTTAAGAATTTACAGTTGACACCTGAGATGATAATGAACTCTACAGGTAAAGAGTTACACAGATTAAAATGGCTAGATAATCAATTTATGGATCTAGTCGGTGAAATACCAAAAGAATGGAACTGGTTAGTATCAGAATACGATTACAATCCTGACGCTAAGTTAGTTCATTACACAATAGGCACACCTTGCTTTGCTGATTACGTTGACTGTGATTACGCAGATGAATGGTGGGATACATTTAACAGATTAAAACAACCAACCGATACGGAGTTGTACAATGGACGAAGAAAAAAAAGATAATCTTGATAAACAATCAAGTTTATCAAGTTGGGGCGGTAAACGAGAAGGTGCAGGAAGAACTAAAGGAGCACCTAATAAGATTTCTGCCACTGTAAAACAGAACGTTATAAACGTATTTGAAAGACTTGGTGGGGAAGATCACATGACCATGTGGGCAGCAGAGAATCCTAACCAGTTTTATAACATATACGCTAAACTCATGCCTACACAATCAGAGTTAGGCACAATAGATGGACAAGATTCACCGCTAAACGTAACATTAAAGTTTATTAAACCTGAAGATGTCGATAGAGATTAGTGCAGACTTTCCGGCTAAACTATCTTTTTTAGGTGAACCTCACCGATATAAGATTGCTTATGGTGGTCGAGGATCAGGTAAGTCATGGGGATTTGCTAGAGCATTGCTAGCATTAGCAGTTAGCAAACCATTACGCATATTATGTGCAAGGGAAGTACAAAGATCTATTAAACAATCAGTGCATCAGTTACTATCTGACCAAATCCAAGCTATGGAGTTTGGTGAATACTTTGAGATCATTGAAAACGAAATCAGATGTGTTAATGGAAGTAAGTTTAGCTTTACGGGTCTAGCAAATAACACAGTAGAAAGTATTAAATCATTTGAAGGTGTAGACATTGTATGGGTAGAAGAAGCTCAGACTGTTAGCAAGAAGTCATGGGATATTCTTATTCCTACAATTAGGAAGCCAGGATCAGAGATATGGGTTAGCTTTAACCCTGACTTAGATTCAGATGATACTTACAAACGATTTGTAGTTGATACACCAGATGATGCTGCAGTCGTTAAGATTAATTGGTCTGATAACCCATGGTTTCCAGATGTACTTAACAAAGAACGCTTACACAGTAAAGCTACCTCAGATGATTACGATAACATCTGGGAAGGTGAATGTAAGACTGCTGTTGATGGTGCTATCTATGCTAACGAAATAAGAGATGCACAAGAGAATAAACGTATTACCACAGTGCCATATGATCCAGAGTTAAAAGCTCATATTGTTATGGATCTAGGTTGGAATGACAGTATGTCTATCATTGTGGTACAAAAAGGTGTATCTGATTTAAGAATAATTAAATACATAGAAGATGACCATAGAACGTTAGATAGTTACTCTGCTCAATTAAAAGATCTACAATATAACTGGGGACAAATGTATTTGCCTCATGATGGTCAAACCAAAGACTTTAAACATGGTATCTCAGCAGAAGATATTATGAGAAGATATGGATGGGATGTTCGGATTGTTCCTAAGTTAGATGTAGAATCAGGCATCAAGTTAGCTCGTATGAACTTTCATCGTTGTTATTTTGATAAGTCAACAGAACGTTTAATAGAATGTTTAAAACATTATCGTAGAGCAATCAATGCGACTACGAATGAACCGGGAGCTCCACTTCATGATGAATATTCTCATGGTGCTGACGCTTTTAGATATTTAGCTGTATCTGCAGATAAGATGTCCAATGAAATATGGAAACATCAAGAGATACAATATACTAACTTAGGGATTGTTTAATGGAATTAACACAAGAAGAAATAGTTGCCAAGATACAGCACGAAGAAAATATTGCTTATGGTATCAATGATTCAGCACTATCAGAAGAGCGTGCAGAAGCTATCCAATATTATCTTGGTGAGCCATTTGGTAATGAAGTAGAAGGTCGCTCTCAAGTTGTATCTTATGATACACAAGACACGATTGAATCAGCACTTCCACAACTATTAAAAGTATTTGTATCTGGTGATGAAGTTGTAAGGTTTGAACCTAAAGGTCCAGAAGATCAAGAAGCAGCAGATCAAGAAACAGATTACATCAATCACATTGTTATGGAAAAGAACAATGGGTTTGAAGTATTTTATGTATGGTTTAAAGATGCACTTCTATCTAAGAATGGATATGTAAAAGTCTATTACGAAGAAGAAGAAGATTATGATGAAGAATCATATGAAGGTCTAACAGAAGCACAATTAAATCTATTAGTATTTGATGAAAATGTTGAAATATTAGAACATGAATCATATCCTGATCCATCTGTTCAGCCTATGCCAATGACACCTCCAATGGTGACAGAAGGTCCAGATGTACAACCATTAGATGGTGGTATAGAGATTGATATGCAAACGCAACAAGCGTTTATGCAACCTATGCTTCATGATGTCAAGATTAAAGTTAAAGAAATTAGTGGCAAGATTAAAGTTAAAAACGTAGCACCAGAAAATATTATGGTATCTGTTGATGCTTACGGAACTTGCTTAAATTCTGCAAGATTTGTACAACATCGTGAATTAATGTCTCCTGCTGAAATTGCTGAAACATTTGATATTTCAGAAGATGAAATTGATTCTATTATGGCAGATACTCAAGACGCATTTGAATTAGAATCTAATGCTCGTGATATTTACTCAGAGCAATATGATCGTGCAGTTGATACAAGTGAGATATTAGTTAAAGACACATATCTTAAAATTAATGATGAACGTAAACGTTACGTAGTTATTGGCAATCAAATTATTTACGAAGAAGAATGTGAATATGTACCATTTGCCTGCATTACTCCTATGTTAATGCCACACAGACATATTGGTCGTTCTTATGCAGATCTTACTAAAGACATTCAATTAGTTAAATCTACATTAATTCGTGGTCAATTAGATAATATGTACTTATCTAACAATGGTCGTTATGCTATATCAGACAGAGTAAACCTAGACGATATGCTAACCTCAAGACCAGGTGGTATTGTTCGAGTACAAGGTGAGCCAGGCACATCTATCATGCCATTACAACATGCACCATTCCCACCAATATCATTCCAGATGGTTGAGTATATGGATAGCATGAAAGAAAAACGTACTGGTGTTACTGCTTATAACCAAGGATTAGATTCTAATAGCTTAAATAAAACAGCGACAGGTGTTGCACAAATCATGTCTGCTGCTCAACAACGTTTAGAGTTAGTCGCTAGAACATTTGCAGAGACCGGTGTTAAAGATTTATTCTTACTTGTGCATCGTTTAGTTAGACAAAACCTAACTAAGCCTGATATTGTAAGAATTAGAAACAAATGGGTAGAGATTGATCCAAGAACATGGAAACATCGTAAAGACTTATCTATTTCTGTAGGTTTAGGATCAGGCAATAAAGATCAACAATTAATGCACTTAAATACTATTTTGCAAATGCAAAGAGAAGCATTACAAGTTGGTTTGACAGATCCATCTAAGATTTACAATGCATTAGCGAAGTTGACACAAAATGCAGGATTTAAAAACCCAGATGAGTTTTGGACTGATCCATCTAACAATCCAATGCCACAACAACAACCTAATCCACAAGATCAGTTGATCCAAGGGCAGTTGGCTATTGAACAACAAAAAGCACAAGGTGATATGGCTATTGCACAAGCAAAAGCACAAGCTAACCTACAACAAGAGCAACTCCGTTCACAGAATGATGTTATAATTGAACGTGAGAAGATTGCAGCTCAAGCTGAACTAGAAAGATTTAAAGCTCAGTTAAGAGCAGAAACAGATCTAGCAATCGCACAAATTAAAGCTCAAGCAGGATTAATGTAATGGCAGATAAAACCTTAAACGAAATTAAACGTGGTGAACAAGCAGAAAAGATACTGAACAATGAAGTATACAAAGAAGCCTTCAACACTGTTAAATCAAACATAATTAATGCTATGAATGTGAGTGCGTTGAGTGATGAAAGAACGCATAACCGATTAGTCATCGCATTACAAACCTTAAATCAAATCGAGAAGTCACTTGCGGATGTTATGCAAACAGGCAAGATGGCTAAACTTCAAGTAGAAGACAGACGATTTAAAGTATTTGGGTAAGGGCAGACCCACTTTAGTAGCACATTGCCTAATTAAAAAAAGGAAACATTATGAGTGACCAACCTAATATGGAGTCACCACAAAGTCGTTTAGAAGCGATGCTTGGTGATATTCAAAATGACGTAACTATTCAAGAACAGGAACGTCAACAAGAACAACCACAAGAAGTTGAGGCAGAAGAAGAAGAGATTGCTGAAGAAGCAGTTGATGAAACAGAATCCGATGAGATTGATCCAGAGACTGAAGTTGATAATGAAGAGGACTCCGATGAGGAACAACCTATTGAGGTTATCAAACTAAAAGTTAATGGTGAAGAGATCGAGAAACCTCTTGACGAAGTAGTGGCATTAGCTCAACAAGGACTTGACTACACTAAAAAGACACAAGAAGTTGCAGAGCAACGTAAAGAATTAGAAGCTTTACAAGCACAGTTTAATGAAACAACTAAACAGTTTCAAGAACAACAGCAACTTAATAACTTGTTAATTGAAGATGTAGCAAAAGTCACGGCACTAGACCAACAACTAGCACAGTATCAAAACGTGGACTGGCAAAAGTTGTCTGATAGTGATTTCGTGGAGGCACAAAAACTTTTCTTTCAATACAATCAGTTGCAACAAGAACGCAACCAAGCAGTTTCACAGTTTGAAGCCAAACGGCAAGACGCATTAAATAGACAGCAACAGATGATTGCAAATCAAGTCGCTAAAGGTAAAGAACAGCTTTCTAAAGAAATACCTAATTGGAGTCCAGAGACCACCCAAGAAATTGTTTCTGTTGGTAAGCAATATGGATTTACTGATAACGAACTTAATGCAATTATTGATCCTCGGCACGTTAGAGTGTTGCATGATGCTATGCAATGGCGAAAATTACAAAGTAAAAATTCGGTAACAAAGAAAAAGGTCGCAAGTGCCAAACCTGTTGTGAAGCCAGGTTCAAAAGACCAAAAACGAGTAGCTAGTTCTAATGTACAAAAAATGCGTGACCAATTACGCAAAACAGGTAGTTCAGATCTAGCAAGTAAATTAATAGAAAATATGATTTAAAGGAGTTTTAATCATGGCAGTTTCAGCAACCAATACCTATACAGGTGCAGGTATCGCAGAATCGTTTGAAGACGTAATTTTCGATATTTCCCCTGAAGAAACACCATTGTTATCAATGGCTAAAAAGACCTCAGCAGGTCAAACATATCATCAATGGCAAACAGATACTTTAGCCGCAGCAGCAGCTAACGCTCAAGTTGAAGGTGATGACGCATCATATGCTACATTAGCAGCAACAACAGTTCTTGGTAACTATTGCCAAATCTCTCGTAAAACAGTGAACATTTCTAACACATATGATGTTGTTCGCAAATACGGCAGAAAATCAGAAGTTGCTTATCAGTTAATGAAAGCTGGTAAAGAACTTAAACGTGACATGGAATACGCATTAGTTCGTAACCAAGCATCATCAGCAGGTGGAGCAGGTACAGCTAGATCATCAGCAGGTATCGAATCATGGATCTCTGGTAACAGAGTTTTAGCAACAGGTTCTGCTTCTGGTACAACACCAGGCTTTGCAGCAGGTGTAGTTGCAGCTCCAACAGATGGTACTTCAGTAACATTCATTGAAGCAGATCTTAAATCAGCTTTAGAATTAGCATGGTTAGATGGTGGAGATCCAACAACTATCCTTATGTCTTCTAAAAACAAAAAAGCATTTGCTAACTTTGCTGGTATCGCTGACAAGCAATTCCAAGTTAATGGTACAAACCAAGCAGTTGTTACTGGTGCTGCTGACGTTTATGTATCTGACTATGGTACACACACTGTTAAGTTAGATCGCTTTATGCGTGATGAAGCAGTATTATGTATTGATCCTCAATACGTTGCTGTTGCGTCTTTAAGACCTATGACAAAAGAAGAACTAGCTAAAACTGGTGATTCTACTAAGTACTTAATGACAGCAGAATACGCATTAGTGGTTAATAACCCAGATGCACATGCTAAAGTGCAAAACGTTGGTGTTTAATACTTGTATTAAAACACTCACTTGATATAATTAGGGGTAGGCAACTACCCCTTTTTATTATGGCTATATTATTTGACAAAGATCCTCTAACCGGAGTTATACAATATTTCGATTACGATCCAACAAAAGACGAAGTACAAATTACAACAGTGCAAGATACAACTGCATTGATTGAAGAATTAAAACAAAAACGCAATAATCCAGAAGCATGGTCAAAAGGTGTTAAAGAAAACTGGGTGCATTATGCAAGTATCCCACCAGTTGTTGAAATGGCGATGAAGAATAAAGGGATAGATATTTACAACAAGCATCAAACTAAAGAAGTATTAAAAGAGATTAATGAGTTTTACCCATGGTTAAAAACAACGAATAAACGACATGGATAATAACGAATTACAAAGAATACAGGTAGCAATCCAAGATCTTTTAGAGAAAGAAAGATACGAAGATGCACTACCTATTATTAATCAAGTATTAGAGTTTTTACCTAATAACGCAGCAACATTAAACTTCTTAGGATATACATGGCTTATGGGTGAAAAGCCTGCCATCGCATATCAATTCTTTAGAAGAGCATTACAAGAGAATCCAGGCAACAAATCATTATGGTGTAATTTAGGTCGTGCAGCACATGATCTAGGCAACTACGAAGAAGCTATTAAATACTTCTTAAAATCAGCAGAATTAGATAACAACTATGCAATGGCATACAGTAATGGTGCTGCTAGTTTAGTGCATACATCACAATGGAAAGATGCAGAAGAATCTTGCAAACTTGCATTAGAAATAGATCCTAATGACAAGAACGCACAAATGAATTTAGCTCATGCTTACCTTGCTCAAGGACGTTGGGATGAAGGTTGGAATCAATGGGGATTATCACTAGGTGGTCGATTCAGAAAAGAATGGCATTATGGTGAAGAAACTCGATGGGATGGAAGTCCTGATAAAGTATTAATTGTTTATGGTGAACAAGGTTTAGGCGATGAGATATTCTATGCCTCATGCTTACCAGATGCGATTAATATTAGTAAAAAAGTATATATAGATTGTGATCCAAGATTAGAAGGTTTATTTAAACGTAGCTTTCCAAATGCAGAAGTGCATGGCACAAGACGAGAAGAACATCCTAAATGGATAGCAGATAAGTTATTTCATCATCGTTGTGCTTTAGGTGGATTACCAGAGTTCTTTAGACACGATAACAAAGACTTTCCAGGCACATCTTACTTAGTTGCTGATCCAGAGCGTAGAAAAATGTGGAGAGCATTGTTTGATTCTTGGGGTAAAAAAGTTATTGGTATCACAACACAAGGCGGTATTAAACATACTAATGAAGCCGGTCGTAAGCTAACACAAGAAGATTTACAACCATTACTAAAAAGAGATGACATTGTTCTAGTATCATTAGATTACAAAGTAGATAAACAAATAGAAGGTGTTAAATACTTTCCATTTGCTACACAATCAAAAGATTATGATGACACTGCAGCATTAATAGCAGAGTTAGATGCAGTTGTAGGTGTTAATACAACAGCTCAACACTGTGCAGCAGCATTAGGTGTAAGAACAATCTGTTTAGTGCCTAAATGGCATCAATGGAGATATGCTCAAAAGAGTATGCCTTGGTATCGTAGTATGCAATTAATTTATCAAGACCATCGTCCATGGTTACAAGTTATTCAACAGGTAAACGGATGGGTCTAGGTGATTGGATCATGGCTTCTGCTACTGTTAAAGAAGTCAATGAAAAAACAGGGAAAAAGGTAGCTCTAGGTGATGGAAGTAGAGCTTATCTTGATCCTAACGTATTTGCCAATAATCCTAGAATGGCAACA